AAGTCGTATTCAAATATTTGGTGCAGATAATCCAGACAGCATCCGTGGAATGGGATTTGACGGAGTGGTTATGGATGAATATGCAATTATGTCACCTAGGGTTTGGACAGAGATTGTTCGACCTGCGGTATCTGATAAATTAGGATGGGTAATGTTTATCGGAACACCCATGGGACATAATCAATTCTGGGAAGTATACGATTACGCCCAACGAGGTCATAAAGACTGGACTGGGAAAATCTATAGAGCTTCAGAAACCAAGGTGATTCCAGACGAGGAGCTGGCTCAGGCACGTTCCATAATGACCGAAGAGCAGTATGAACAAGAGTTCGAATGCTCTTTTACTGCAGCGGTCTCAGGAAGTTATTACGGAAGATTAATAACGAAAGCTGACAATGATGGAAGAATCAGCTCCGTGCCTGTGGACGATAATGTAGGTGTAGAGACGTGGTGGGATTTAGGTATAGGTGACTCAACAGCAATTTGGTTTGCTCAACGAGTGGGAAAAGAAATACACCTCATTGACTATTACGAAACTTCAGGAGAATCTTTAGCACATTACGCAGATAAACTTGAAGAAAAAGGATATGCTTATTCTAATCATATAGCTCCACACGATATAATGGCTAGAGAATTAGGAACAGGTAAATCTAGATTAGAAGTCGCTAATGATTTAGGAATTGACTTTGAAGTAGCTCCTAAGTTAGAAGTAGATCACGGAATTGAATCTGTGAGAAATATTTTACCACATTGTTATTTTGATAGAGAAAAATGTAAAGTAGGTTTAGATGCATTAAGACAATATCGAAAACAATGGGATGATAAAAACCAAGTGTTTAAAAATAAACCTTTACACGATTGGTGTTCACACGCAGCTGACGCATTTAGATATGGCTGTGTTGCAGAACCCATCGATATGACAGAATGGAATAAGCCAATTAACGTAGATACGAAATATATAGTATGAAGAAAACAGAACGAGAGATATTAGAAGTTTTAAATAGGGAAATACATAACGCCTCTGGATTTATTGGAGGCGAATTAGTTGCTCGAAGGAAAAAATCCTTAGAGTATTACCTAGGGATGCCATTAGGAAACGAACAAGAAGGTCGTTCCCAAGTGGTATCTAATGATGTATTAGACACAGTTGAAAGTCTCATGCCATCTTTAATGAGAATTTTCACAGCAGGTGATAATGTATTTAATTGCGAGGGGACTGGACCTGAAGACGATGAAATGGCACGTCAATGTTCAGACTACCTAAATTATATTTTTTATAAAGAGAACGAAGGATTCCTAGCTCTTTATTCTGCATTTAAAGATGCATTGATACAAAAGAATGGAATCTTAAAAGTTTATTGGGATGATGCTCAAAAGACTGAAAGAGAAGAATATACAAGATTAACCGATGATGAATTTAATGATCTTGTTGCAGATCCTCAAGTTAAAGTTTCAAATCATTCCGAATACGAAGAACCAATAACAGATGATCGTGGTAAAGAAATTGATAAAGTTGCTTTACATGATGTAGTCATTCATAGAACTAAATTATATGGGCAGGTAAGAATTGAGCCAGTTCCTCCAGAAGAATTTTTAATTGAACGTAGATGTAAATCTATCAATTCATCTAACTTTGTTTGTCATAGAACAACTAAAACAAGATCAGAACTTGTTGAGATGGGATATGATAAAGATATAGTCGATGGTTTGCCATCAGGGCAATCTGATTATTTTACAGAAGATAAATTTATAAGACATCAGAATATAGACTTTTCACACGGACTTTCCGATGGTGATAAAAGTACAACTGATATTTCAGTTCATGAATGCTACATTAGACTCGATGCTGACGGAGATGGCAAAGCTGAGTTATTAAAAATTACTACAGCTGGAAGTGCTAATGGAAAAATTTTAGATATGATCGAAGTTGATACAATGCCTTTCATATCCATGACTCCCGTTATTATGCCACACAGATTTCATGGCAGATCTGTGTCAGAATTAGTGGAAGACATTCAACTTATTAAGTCTACTGTTATGAGACAAATGTTAGATAATATGTATCTAACAAATAATAACAGAGTTGCAGTACAAGATGGTCAAGTTGCAATGGATGATCTTCTTACTAATAGACCTGGTGGAATTGTTAGAACAAAACAACCACCACAAAATGTTATGATGCCTATTCAGGCACAACCGATTACAGATCAAGCTAGTGGAATGTTAGCTTATCTAGATTCTGTTAAAGAAACTAGAACAGGGGTTACAAGACAATCCCAAGGGCTAGATTCAAATACCTTAAATAAAACAGCAACTGGACAAAACCAAATTCTTACACAATCACAAATGAGAATGGAGTTAATTGCCAGAATCTTTGCTGAAACAGGTGTTAAGGATCTAGCTTTAAAAATATTTGAATTGGTATGCAAGTACCAACAGAAAGAAAAAATCGTAAGAATCAGAGGAAAGTATATTCCAATGAGACCTTACGAGTGGAAAGATAGAGTTAATGTTACTGTTCAAGTAGGTTTAGGTACAGGTTCTAAAGAACAACAGTTAATTTTATTAAATGCAATCTTAGAAAGACAAATGCAGGCAATAAACTTACAACAAAATGTCTATGGACCTATGGTAAACCTTAGAAATGTATACAATAGCTTAAAAAAATTAATAGAAAATGCTGGACTAAACGGAATTGAGCCATATTTTATGGATCCTGACGTAGGTGCAGCACAAATGCCACAACTTCCACCTAAACCACCTACAGAATTTGAGAAAGTTACATTAGCTCAGGTTCAAGGTGAGAATCAGCGAGAACAATTGAAAGCTGAAGTAAGATTAAAAGAAGTTGAAGGTCGTATGAGACAACAATTGCTTGATTTTGAGATAAAAATTAAAGAATTAGAACTTAAATACGGATCTAAAATAGATGAGCTTGAACTTAAACGTAGAAGTATGTTAGAAAAGGCTGATCTTGAAAAATCTGGAGATCTAATGAAAGAAATAGTGAAAGGACAACAACAATTCTTTAACGATGGACAAGCTAGAGACACAAATACGCCAGGCAAAGAGAGCCGAGGTTCTGCTAAACGATCCCCTATTAAAACAGGCATTTAAAGATCTTTTAGAAACCTATAGGCAAGAAATATTTAATACGAATTTTGCTGACGATGAGAAACGTAGATCCCTTTGGATGGCATTTAATATGCTAGAAAAAATTAGAGGGCATTTACAGACAATCATGGAAAGCGGAAAACTAGCTCAACAAGATCTTGAGCTTTTAAACAAGAGCTAACCTATTCTAGGAGCTCATCACACGTCAACCAAAGGAGGAACGTTACATGGCAGAAGAACAAACAGTTAAAGGTGCAGCTGAAAAAATATCTGGACTACTGAATCCTAATAAAGGACAATCAGAACCAGAGAAAAAAGAAGCAGCTCCTTCAGAGCAACCTGAAAAGATCGAACAGGAAACTTCACAAGAGAGTCAATCAAAGTCTGAAGAAACTCCCAAAGAAGTCGCTACTGAAAAAACCGAAATCGAAGAAGAAACGCAAACAGCTACAGAGGAACCTGATCTCCACCGAGTTAAAGTTAGTGGTCAAGAGTTAGAGGTTACCCTCGATGAGTTGAAGGCAGGATATTCACGAGATTCGGATTATAGACAAAAAACTCATACTTTAGGCTTAGAGAAAAAAGATCTCGAAGCTCAAAAGCAGAGTTTGCGTCAATCTTATGATACTCGTTTATCAGAACTAAACGAAATGATTGGAACTGCTGACAGTTTCGTCAGACAACAACAAGGTAGTAAGGATCTCCAGAAACTTTATGATGAAGATCCCACGTCTGCAGCACGACTGGATTACCAGTTAAGAGAACAAAACAGGCAGATAGAGGACATGAAATCTAAAGCCCAGGAGGCTTATACTAAACAGTATAATGAATACCTTGAAACTCAAAAATCGTTAGCAGCAGCTAAAATTCCAGAATACAGCGATCCTAATAAAGCAGATCAGTTCAGAACTAATATGCGTACAACATTACGTGGATATGGTTTTTCTGATCCAGAGATTGGGAATCTGGCAGATCACCGTTTTTTAATGGTGATTAAAGATGCGATGAGTTATAAATCTGTAAAAGATAAAAGACCTATCGCCCAGAAGAAGGTAGCAAATGCACCTAAAGTCGTTAAAGCTGGAGTAGCTAAATCAGGACCAAGTTCAGGTAGAGAGCAAATAAGAAGTAAGATCAATCGATTGAGCAAAACAGGGCACATACGAGATGCCCAAAATGCTATAATGGATATGATCAATCTTAAATCTCAACAAAAAAGGAAATAACAACAATGGCACAACCAACAAATACGTTTGATACGTATGATTCCATTGGAGAAAGAGAAGACCTGTCGGATGTTATTTATAACATCGCACCAACTGACACTCCATTCTTAAGCTCAGCTGCTAAAACAAAAGCAACTGCAGTTTTACACGAATGGCAAACTGACACGTTGGCGGCAGCTTCATCATCCAATGCTGTAATCGAAGGTGACGAAGCCACTTTAGACGCTATAGTTGCTACAACTAGATTATCTAACTCTTGCCAAATTATGGACAAGACTATCGTAATCACAGGTACGCAAGAAGCAGTCGACAAAGCTGGTAGAGCATCTGAAATTGCATACCAAGTTGCTAAGAGAGCTAAGGAGCTTAAAAGAGACTTGGAAACAATGTTAACAACAAACAACGCTGAAGTAACAGGTTCAGCAACAGCAGCAAGAGAAATGGGTTCATTAAGAGCATGGGTTGCTACTAATGACGTAATGGGAACTTCTGGAACATCTGGTT